CAGCCCAGAATCTCCCCCCGCGCCAAAATGTTCGCGATGTGAGTTTGACCCTCAAACGCAGTCATGCTTGAGTAGGTCAAGTATCGAAAAGTGCCTGTGACCTGCGCAAACTCGCGTTCGAACGGTCGAAAACCTCCTCGAAATTAACCTACGGTACCGTAAGTTACTGAAAAGTAACAAAAACCTTGCCTCCAGGTATTGACAGCGTGGGCTCGGCGGGAGCACATCCTTACACTGTAAAGTACCGGGCGCGGCGGCTGCTAAAGTCGTTAGCGAGGCTAACTACCGGCCGGTACCTCGTCACCTGAGCGCCAATTGCCGGGCATTAGTGCTTGCAGCAGCTAGCAGCCACCGGCTCCCGTGCTTGTAGGGTTCCTACAACGGGTGCGTGCTATCGTAGCTGTAAGAATCAAGGGAAGGTGTCAACAGTGACAGCAGTAATCAGGCGCTCGCGCTTGCTGTTTTTCGGGCTTGCCCTGGTACTCGGAGCCCTGGGACTGGCAGTTCCGGGGGCGCACGCAGCCCCCGCCACGCTGATTCCGGGAGTTTCGAACTACCACGTGGCCGCCCCCAGCGGAAACCACTGTCTCAATCCAGCGTCACAGCGCCTGGGGGCCGGCGTTTCGCTCGGGCCGTGCGGCCGGTACTACTGGGTGCTGGTTCGCGTCAGGAACGGGTGCGATCAGCTCCGGAACCCGGGCGGCAAGCTGGCGCTGATCCAGACGCGCAGTGCCAAGGGCGCGCTCGGCAGTCCCCGGGATCTCCATGACTCGTGCTTCTTCATCGCGGACAACTTCGTGGACAGGGCAGATTTCCTGGACGAGCTGCACTTCGCGAACAAGTACCTCGCCTGGTACGTCTCCGGCCGGGGCGGCTCCGTGTCGTTCGTCCCGAGGTCGCTGGACAACGTCGGTCACCACACGCAGTGGAACTCTTACTTCTAGGGCCGGGGAATGCCCGGTGAGCCCGGCGCGTTCCAGGCAGTACAACTGAATGCCCGCCCCGGCCGTCCGATACCTACTAGGAACAGTGCTTCCCATGTGGTTGAGGGGACTACGGCCGGGAGCGGGAGCGGGGTACTATGAGAAGATGATCCTCAATAGTGACCACGCGCTTGACTGGGCTGTCATCGGCTGGCTGACTGTGCCGAACACCCGAGTGCTGTGGACTACCAGTAGCCGCGTTACAGCCCGGATCGCCTGGGATCGCATCAGGTACATCTTGCTTGACGGAAGCGTCGTGCTCCTCCTTCCGGTAGATAGGTTCATCGCCCTGAACGGCGGTGAGGAGATCCGGTTCCAGAATGGAAGCCGGGTACTGTTCCGCACTCGCGGGTCGCAGGCCGGCCGGGGCATAACGGCGGACAAGCTGATACTGGATGAGGCGCTGGAGCTGACGGATCTTCAGCTCGGAGCGCTACTGCCTGCCGCTTCTGCCAGCGGGGCGGAACTCGTGTACTCACAGACGGAGGTTCCAGGTGACTAGGTTTCTAGCGTTCGCGCTCTTGCTGGCAGCTTCTGTAATCGGCGCGGTAGCACCAGGGCATCAGCGTTACGGGAGCTCGGGCTGGGCCGGCTACTCCGGGTATGCGAGCACGCGGGCCTCCTCTGACTTCATCGTCCCGAACCTGACGGGAGCTCACGGGGACGCGGTTGCGTTCTGGGCCGGCTTCGGCCAGGGGAATCCCGGCATTCAGCAGGCAGGGGTCACGGGCGCGGTTGGCTCGGGGTACACCGCGTGGTGGGAGATGTGGCCGCTGCCCGCGCATCAGTTCAGCCCGCCGTCGCCTCCGCACTCCGGGGACACGATGCAGTTCGTCGTCACTCGCAGCGGCAGCCTCTATACCCTGACGGTAACTGACGTGACGAGGCACTGGTCGGTGAGCGCGAGGCAGTCCAGCAGTAACCGGGAGCTGTCCGGCGAGGCCGTGGCCGAGGCGTTCGGGCCTTTGCTTCCCAGCTTCGGGCCGGCTAGGTTCCTGTACTCGAATCAGGCTCTGACCAGGGCTTACACGATTCCGGGGACGACGTTGCGGAAGACGGGCAGCAGGAATTTCTACGTCAGCAAGCCGTAGCGTTTGACACAGTGCGGAACCTGTGGTTAGGTGGAGTCATGAGCAGCACGGAGTCAGGCAGCAGGATGCGGAGCGGCTACAGCGTCGTCCCGGCCATCTTTGACGCCTGGACCCAGGCTCACCTAAATGGGAAGCGTCCCGGATAGGGCTCAAGTCAAGCTAGACTTAGGCCCCAGGGAATATCCCGAGGGGCCTTCGTTGTTAGGACAACTGCATACGGGCTGAGCCTAATCCCGGTTGGACCGGGGGTGGATTCCAAACCCACTGGCAATGCGTTCGATTCGTACGACCCGTGCTGGTTCCCATGCTGCAATACCGGGCGGGACGGGACCGTTACTTGAAAACTCAACAGTGGTGAGCATTTAGCTCAGGGGTCTCGGAAGGGCGCAAGCCTGTTCGACCGGATTGACCTGAGCACATGGGGTATACAGCTGAGGTAGCGGACGCGCCTTGCAAGCGTTGTCGCAGAGAGTTCGATTCTCTCATACTCCACGAGGGGGAAGATTGCCGGTTCGATTCCGGCCGCTTGGGTAAAACCTCGCGTTAGTGTAAATTGGCAGCACAACCCCGGCCATCAGGTTCGAGGAAGACGGTAATCTGCCTCATTCGGATTGAGGAGAGACTGGGTTCGACTCCCAGGGGCCTGACGACACGGAAAAGCGGTTAGAATCCGCAACTTCAGGTACCTGGAGCCTAATGTAGGCAACGTGTAAGCGGGAATGCGCGGGTTCGACTCCCGCCTGGTAGGCAATAACGGTTCATGAGCCGGTCTACTGGTTAGTGTATGTCAGGGAACACGCTCGCGTATCAGCTTCGAGGAAGACGGTAATCTGCCTGATCGGGATTCAGGAGAAACCGGGTTCAACTCCCGGGGAGCTGACGCGGAGCCGGTGTGAGGTACACGAGAGTGTCCGGTCGAGAGGAACTTCACGTAACGGAGTATCGCGTAAGGGTGAGCGCACCTGCTTTGGGAGCAGGCAGACCAGGTCCGAGTCCTGGTTCTCCGACGAAAGCGGTTCCCCTTGGGGGGACGTAAGGCGGGAGACACCAAAGGTTGGTGCCGCTGAGAAGAGATCTCCCATTCTTGTGCTCTTGGTGTAAGTGGGAACACGCCTGCTTGAAAAACAGGGATTGGCAGTTCGATTCTGCCGGAGCGCACAAGGAGTCCCTGCCGGAGAGCGCTCTCCGGTTTTTCTAAGGGATGAAGCCGTTGCAAGCGCGGCCCAGGGGTAGTCATTCAAAGGCTAGGATCTCAGGCTTCCACCCTGATGATGCGGGTTCGATTCCCGTCTGCCCTTCTCTGCCGGACGTACAGGGTACGGCGATCCTTCGTACGGATCGCTTGCTCGGTTCGAATCCGAGGTTCGGCTCTGCGCGTCGTTAGTTCAACGGTTAGAATAGCGGGCTCTTACCCCGCGAGATCTGGGTTCGAACCCCAGGCGACGTACTGGGTAGTGGTGTACGGATTGCACGGCGGCCTGATAAACCGCAGGAGAAGGTTCGATTCCTTCCGTCCCAGCTTTTTGCGCGAGTGGACAACAGGTAACTCGGCTCCGCTCAAAACGGAGAAATCTTGAGGGTTCGAATCCCTCCTCGCGTACTGCCCGAAAGGGCTAATTCCTGTTAGTGTAACTGGCAGCATCTGAAGCTCTGAACTTCAGGGTCCTGGTTCGAATCCAGGACGGGGATCGCAGGGAGCACTGATCATGCTTCAGGCAAGTTGGCGACGATTCGCGGTCGTTGCTATGGGCTAGCACTCGTAGTGCCCGGACAATAGGAGTAGCCGCGCGGGGGTTAGCCCGTGAGGCGCTCTGACGATACGTAGGGGAAGTTCAATTCTTCCAGCCCCTTCTTACCCAAGTGGTGAAATGGCAGACGCACTACGTTGAGGACGTAACGCTTTCGGGCATACGGGTTCGAGTCCCGTCTTGGGTACGCGGAGAACTGGGTGAGGTAGGCGAGCCGGACAGGGGGGCCGGACGTCTCAGGAGCTGGGGAAACCCTGATAACCCTCACATCATGCCGCAGCACACGGCTGTGACTCCTCCCTTGTAGCGAGGACGATCCGGTTCGACTCCGGGGTGTGGCTCTTTGCCTGACGTGCTCGGTGCACGCCTTTCCTTGGTATGGAAGGGTAGGCTCAGTTCGAATCTGAGGTTAGGCTCTACGGATGAAGCGAGCGCGCGAAGGACAAAGTCCTGAGAAAGCGACGTGAACGGGGACGCCCGTACGGATTAGCTAGCCGTTTCTGTTAACTCCCCGTAGACGGACACCGTCCCGAGGGGAGCCTGTGGTAATGGTCCAAAGGTTGAGGATCTCTCCTTGCCATGGAGAGGGTCCGGGTTCGATTCCCGGTTACCGCACTATGCGCGAGTGGTGTAATCAGGTAGATGCGCACGGCTCAGACCCGTGTGACCGAAAGGTCGTGAGAGTTCGAATCTCTCCTTGCGCACTTCGGAAGGTAAACCTAACAGGCGTTAGGGGCCGGTTGCTAGCCGGATCGGGGGTAACACCCTGGGTTTCGAGTACTCTTCCTTCCTCCGTGGAAAGTGAACCTGGCAGGGACTGGGAGCCGGCTGGAAACCGGTGTGGCGCGCAAGCGCTGGGATTCGAGTTCTCCGCTTTCCGCTCCTGGAAGATCAGTCAAGCTGGGCTTGAGACCGCCTCGAAAGCGGATCGTGGGTAAGACCATGGCGTTCGATTCGTCGTTCTTCCTCTCATGGCGTTCGGTTCATCTGGTGGATGTTGCCACTCTGATAAGGTGGTCGCGCTGGGTTCGATTCCCAGGTACGCTACTGGGTCTTAGCTAAATGGTGAAAGCACTCGTCTTATAAGCGAGCGATGTACGGGTTCAAGTCCCGTAGACCCTACTGGGATATAGGCTAACAGTAAACCGCTGGTCTCATAAGCCAGTCATCCGGGGGCGGCACCCGGTATCCCGACTAGGCCCTGCAAGCATTAAGGTGATGCAGCCGGCTTTTACCCGGCGGAACGGCGGTCGGTACGTCGGTGGGGCACGCAGCGTGGATGGGATGCCAGAAGGGTGTTCTAAGCCCGCAACTCAGGGTTCGATTCCCTGACGCTGTACCATGCTCTGTTGGAGGTAGTGGTAAACCCATCAGGCCCTCAACCTGGAGTCATCGGTTCGAATCCGATACGGAGCACGAGGGGAGTTAAGCCGGTGAGCACGACAGCGGCCTCCCACGTCTGAATTATCCGGTGCACCGGGTACTTGAGGCGTACTGTCGGCCCACGTCCTATCGTCTATTGGTTAGGATCTCGGGTTTTCACCCCGGGGGACAGGGTTCGATCCCCTGTAGGACGACTGCGGAGTGACTGGAGAGGTTCCAGCCCGGGCTCATAACCCGGAAAACGTCGGTTCGAATCCGACCTCCGCCACTGCCTCTTACGAGGTTATTGGCCAGTAGCTTAATTGGTAGAGCTGGGGACTGTTAATCCTCAAGGTGCTGGTTCGAGTCCAGCCCGGTCAGCACGTCCAATCCGTAAAGACGTTAAATTTCGGACTATGGGATCATAGCACAAAGGTTTAATGCACCACCCTGTCAAGGTGGAAGGTACGGGTTCGAATCCCGTTGGTCTCGCGCAGTAGTGCCAGAATGGAATAATGGGACAGTCTACGAAGCTGTTTTCTGGGGGTTCGAGTCCCTCCTACTGTACTGTCCCTTCCAGGTTAAAAGGGAGATAAACACCTGGGTCATGCCCGGTTAGTTCAAGGGGAGAGCGGCTGTCTTACAAGCAGCGAACGAAGGTTCGAGTCCTTCACTGGGTACTGCGCGAAAGCGCTCATGGTGGTTGAGACTGAAGTGGTCAAGGTGCTGGTCTGTGAAGCCAGTTATGAGCGGGTTCAAGTCCCGTCAGTCACCCCATGCCGTAAGTCCCGATGGACGGGAAGCTGGCTGTAAACCAGTGGCCTCTGGCGACGGTGGTTCGATTCCATCTTGCGGTACTTTATCCCTGGTAGCGGACCTGCTGCCTTCCCTCCGAAGGAGGGCTATCCGGTTCGACTCCGGGCAGGGGTACGAGGTAAGGGCAAGCCTTCCTTAAAGGAACCTACGGGCACAGGGCACGGCAAATGCGTCTAGTCACGCCTGTGTACGTTCCATCGGTCAGACGAGTCCGGAGGAGCTTTAAGGAACACCATGTCGCGTTACTCTCAGGTGAGGGGGCTTGGCTGCAACCCAAGTTGACGTCCGGTTCGATTCCGGAACGCGACTCTTCGCCCTCGCCGGCGGATTACGGCTCCGGGTTTCCTAAACCTGGCATGCCCGGTTCGACTCCGGGCGAGGGTACTTGAACTACAGCTCACCACTGATGAGTTTCATCGTGCACTGCGGTTATCCTTCACGAGCTTCTGCCTCGCCTGCCGGCGGTTCCCCGTCCTGGTACTCGTTCACCAGCCTGCGCATGAGCCGGGGATCTCCGAAGGCCGCGTAGTACCGGCCGGCGAGCAAGTTGCTTTCCCGGGAATCCAGCTGACCCGGCCACAGCTTCAGCTTGCTAGCGGTCCTGATAACCGGGTGCCACAGGTGCAGGATCTGGTTGGGCGTCGTCTTGTGCTTGCACCATAGCGTGTCCAGCGCTCGCATGAACGCCACGTCCTCGTGGCCCCATCCGGTGAACCGGGGGTCAGTGCCGCCGACGAGGTCGAACGCCTCAGCGGGCATCACCTGCGCGAGAGCGCCCCACCAGTGGCCGTGAGAGGCAGCCTCAGGCTCATTGTCAGTGTCCCGGGGGTCAGGCGGCGAGGGGAACTTCAGCGGGTGTGACGGGGCTGAGGCGAGCACGTGACTGGTAGCCAGGTCGGTCAGCCGGTAGAAGTGCCGGTAGGGGATGAACCAGAGTCGCCGGCCTCGCCTGCGCTCGCGCCGGATCTCAGTAGCGCAGTGCAGCAGTACCTTAGCGTCAAGGTAGCAATCGGCGTCGATCAGGGCGATGACGTCGCCCTTAGCGCGGGACCGGGCATCGTTGAACGCGGAGGTCTTGCTGAAGGGCTGGCCGTCATTGTGGCCGCGCACGATCTGCGCTCCCGGTAGCTGAGCTTTCCAGTACCTGACGAGCCATTCGTACACGGGCGTGCGCGTGCCGTCGTCATCCCTGAACGGGATCAAGATCGATATGCCCTTGCCGAGCCGGCGTCGCCTTACCACGGTACTGCCTTTCCGAACGCCCTGAACGTGTCCCAGAGCTCGTGCTTGCGGTCCTCCACGCGGAACCGGGAGGCTTCCGTTGTCTTGCCCGGCTCGAATGGCGCGCCTATGGACGCGCTATAGTCCCTGAACTTGAACAGGCCGCCCTCGTAACTGCTAGCGAGCGGGTTGACTTCGAAGCGCCGGGGAATGCCGAAGGCGTCAGCTACTATCATTCCGTGCAAGGAGCTCGTCACTATCTTCTTGCAGCGGCCGATCGCGCGCACTACGTCCAGGGGATTACCTGCGGGGTTAATGACAGTAGTAGTCCACTTGTCGTTGTACCACGCAGGGTTAAGCGCGAGGGTCTTGTCCGTGTGATGAGGCACGATGCCGAGGCCGGTGTCCCGGTGGTGCACGTAAACCAGCTCGTCGGCCAGCAGGCCGGGATCACCGAGCGCGAAGTCGCCGGGCACTGCCTTGGCCGACAGGGGTCCTCGTATCGCGTGAATCTTCGCGGTGCCGGTGTGCAGGTGCAGGTAGCCGCCCTCGTAGAGACGGCCGGCCCCGATGACGTGACCGTCCCACAAGGGCGGAACATGCTCAAGGATGGACCCCGTCACTATGACGTCAGCCCGCGAGATCGTGTCCCAGTCAGCTGTTACGCCGGAGAAGCGCCTGAGGATATGAGGGGCCAGCGCGTCCCCGAAATTGGGCTTACCGCGCCACCAGTAGCACTTCATGCTTCAAGCATAGCGCCTTGGAGTGGTATCATGGTGACGAGGGGCTAGGAAGGTCTCGACGGGGTGTAAAGCCGCATGCGGACAATCCCTGGACCTGAGTTCAATTCTCAGCTAGTCCACCAGTTACAGCCAGCAACCGTCTCGCTTGCGCATCATGGGTGAGTTGATGCTGACCGGCGGGATGTGCTTAGCCCCGGGTACGGTCATCGGAAGCAGCAGCCGGTCTCTCAGCGGCACGTGACCCCTGATGATCCGGTGGCTGCCGGTGATGTTCCCGTAGCCGTCTCGCTCGATCTCGAACCACGGGTCACCGTATACCGCGTAGTTAGTGAGGGACTCGGGGCCGGGGAGCTCGTCTTCGAAGCGCTCGTAACCGTCCATGTTAAAGCCAGTGCCTCAGCGGGGATAGCGTGTACGCGTATGAAAAGATAGCGTCTTCATGCCAGGAGCACAGGAACTGCGCCAGGGGCCATACGGGCAGCCTGAGGGCCTGGTGACAGGCAACCTCACTGATGGTCCCCGGAGATTCTCGCCAGTCAGGGCCGACTACCAGGCCGCTGCTCTGACGGGCTATCCAAGACCAGTCGAAGCCGAGCGCGTACCGGGGATGGAAGCCGGCAGTACGCATTTCCTCACGGCTGCCTTCCGGGCAGTTCAGCGGCTCGAAGCCCATCTCGCGGTCGTGCTCAGCCGGGTTGAACACGCTCGTCACGCCGGGGATTTTCCTGAGGATCTCAGCGTTCTTGTCGAACCACGGCGCGTTGAAGAACGGCACGCCGGACATCCTGTTGCCCAGGTACAGGTTGCCGAATTCGGTTACCATACGTGCTCTCCTGTCAGCTTCCTGACGACGTTGCGCTCGTCACCGCGAGCCTTGGCGACGCGGGCTATGACTGCCTTGCAGGCGTCTCTCAGGTTAGTGTTCCTGAATGCCCAGCGTACGTGCTCTAGCGCAGCCTCGAACTCCTGGGTGTCAGGCCGGTACTTCATCAGGAATTCCTCGGCCTGGCGCAGCTTCTCGCGCTCGTCGTTAAGGCCCATTAGTCGCCTCCTTAGCCGGTACGTACCTTTGCCAGCTGCCGTCAAGGTTCTCGGTCCACCACAGGCCGGCGGCGTCACGTATCATTTCCCGGTTTGCAGCGTCCCGGTATGAAGTTCCCTTGGGCTTATAAGGCAGCGTCCTGTCGATCTCAGGTTCTGCTGCCTTGCGGATGTTACGCCGGGTGTTCTCCACGGCGATGAGGTTGAACAGCACTGCCGCCGCGTGGTCCTCGCCGTCCTGGGTGCCGATGATAGTGTGCCACACGTGATCCAGGAGCGAGCCGTAAAGGTGCCCTAGCTCCTTTTCGGTGCACGCCTTCTCCCAGTTACGGGAGCCGTACTTCTCCGCTCCACGGGCGTACAGGTGGCCGAGCCGGACGAGCATCTGCTCTTCGAAGGGAAAGCCCTCAGGGATCAGGAGCTCCATGTGCGGCTTTCCCGCGCGAGCATCTCGCCGCATGCCGCTCTCGTACTCGGCCTTAGCGCCGGAGTCCCTCGTCACGAACTCGCTCATGCCCCGAATACCTTGCCCTCATGGAAGCCTGACCTGATCGTCAGCGGCCCGTACATGCGGCATAGCCTGTCGAACGAGAAGCTGAAGTCGGGGTTGTCCCGTTGAAGTTCTATGTGCCATCCGTGCAGGCCGTAGTTCCACCGGTCACCGTCGCGGTCGGTTAGCCAGTCGCCCGGGGAGAACCTAGGCACGAGAGGCTTCTCCTCGGGCTTCTCCTGACTTGCGAGAGCTTCTCGCGTCATCTCCTGTCCCTTGAGCGTCGCCGTGATCGTGGTCAGGCGGTTTGCGTACCACTCGGCCTTGTGGCGGTCACTGACCTCGTGACCCTTCTTGCCGGCCCGCGCCGTGTACTTGATCAGGTTGCCCCAGCAGAAGCCCTTGGCCAGGTTCAGGTCCCAGGCTTCCAGCACCTTGATGACCTCGTAGAGCTCGTCTCCGCCGTAGTAAGCCGGGTGGTCTATGTCCTCAGCCATTCTGCTTCCTTTCCTGAAGGCTGCCAGTGAACGCCGTCGCTAGTGTGCCCGGTCTCGAAAACGCCGTTGGTGACCAGGATGTCCAGCTCTTCGCGTGCGATGAACCGGCGCTGAGCCGCCTGATAGAGCCGGTAGACCTCTTCTGTGATGTGAAACTGCCACCGGGGCGTGTAGCGCAGGCCGTCGTCCATGCCGGTACGATAGCACACACGTTAGACTTGGCAGTACGCAGACAGGAGCGCCCGTGACGGAACCGTGGTACACGCTTGAGGTGCAGCCAGCAGCCCCTCCTCCCCCGAGGATACTCCGGCTCCGCAGGAATAGGGACGGCTACCCCGAGGTTGTGATGACGGAGGACAAGGCGTTCGAGGTGTACCTGGTCCTGAAGGCGCATTTTGAAGGAGGTGACGAGCTTGCCACGCAAGCTGGAGCAGGCTGACGCGGACATGATCCGCTTGCTGCACGGCACTACGTCAGCCACGGTCAGGAGCCTGGCCGCTGAGTACAAGGTTCACGCGGACACGATCAGGAACGTAGTCAGCTTCAGGTCGTTCATCGGCCAGAAGCCACGCAAGGACCGGAAGTACGACCTGGTCCAGGTGCGGGAGATGAAGCGGCTGAAGCGCGAGGAAGGTCACGGCGCGAGGAAGATCACGCGGCTGATGGGCCTGCCGGACAACGACCGGGGAAATGTCGAGCAGATCCTCAACGGGGAGACGTACAAGGACGTAAGATAGTCGTGTGGGCTGGACTACGGCGGGCAAGGAAGGCAAGTGCCCTAGGTGCCGTTCGCCGATAGCGGCCGGGAGCCAGATCTTCAAGAGCGCTACCTGGGTGTGCGAGGCATGCGGCAAGGACATTGAAGAGAACGGCGTGCCCGCCGGCGAGGTTGAGCAGGGCGTCCTGAATGACCTGGGCAAGCTTCCTGACGAGGCATCGACGTCTTCGATCGCCAAGGCGTCGCTGAAGATCGCCCGCGTGCTGGACAGTAACGAGATCTCGCCTCGTGACATGGCCCCGCTGATCAAGGAACTCCGGCAGAACCGGGCCGCCCTCCTGAGCCTGTACCCGCCAGAGGAAGACGACGACCCGACTGAGACCGCGCGCAAGAACCGCGAGGAGTTCGTCGGCAGTACCTGGGAAGAGCCGTGGTCCGGGTAGACTCGCGGGTTATGGGAAAGAAGTCAGCGTTCACGTACAGCCCGGCCATGATCGACCGCATGACGAGGGTAACCCCTCCGTGCGTAAGGCACCCGGGCACCGAGCCCAGGGTCAGCACGGAGCTGGCGTTCAGGCTAGCGGCCGGGTCGCCGAACCCGAAGCGCGCCGAGAACCTGGTCATGCGCCTCATCCGGGATGATGAGCTGTACCTGCACAACGTGGCTATCAGCCTGTTCGGTGCCGCCGCGCGCCTCGGCGGGCGCATCAGCGGCTAGGGAATAACCCGGCGACAGTGCTGGTTGCCTGTGGTGACGACAGGAGACGCTGATGACAAGATCTAGGTACGGGCTTGACATATCTTTCCCGCTCAGGGATGCCGAAAAGCTTGCCCAGATGCTGCTGGGAGAAGCTGAGCTTCCCGTTCCCCTCGCAGGACCCGCGCCCTCAGGTACCGACAACGACAACTGCGTGCCGATCTATGATTACGCCGTGTTCGAGAAAGCACTGAAGGCCCCGTTCGGGGTGCCGCCGATGATTCTGGGAGATCACGACAACATGTATGAGATGCCGCCGAGGATTTTTGAGAACCCCCGGTATGCTCGTGCTTCGTACGATCGGCATCCGATCACCAAGACTGCCTTTCCGGAGCCTGCCTGGCAAGAGCATCCTGTGGACATCCCGATCGTGAGCCAGGACGCGCTGATCTACCACCAGGTGACCGGCCGGAGCATCAGGGATTACGGCATCTGGTCTTATGCCTCCTGGCGCATGGAGTACATGGCGACGGGAATGTCATGGCCACTGGAGAACATGCTCAGGGAGGTTACGCCGGAAACCTGGAGCAACCTGCTGGACGGTGATCCTGTTAAGGCAAAGCCGACTAAGGTGCGCTACTGGTACGACCACGATGGCAGGCCGCACCCTAAGCCAGACCGTCCGGATGTCATTACGAGGACTGTCGTAGCTATCGATAAGCTGGATACAGGCATCAAGATATGCATCGGCATATGGGCATGCGTCATCTTGCTACTTCTGGTGGCGCTACTGTGAAGGCGGCGACTAAGGGCTGGATCGGCATAACCGCCGTGGTCATAGCAGCGGACACCCTGGACGAGCACACCATGAGCGAGGCTTTCAGGGAGATATCTCGTCACCGCTACGGCCGGTTCGCGATCGTGCCTGCCTGGGCACTCCTCACGCTTCACCTGTTCGGAGTTCTGCCGCCTCGCTACGACCCCCTGCATCAGCTCGGCCGGGTCCTGCGGTGGCGCTATGCCAAGTAAGGATCTCGTGCCCGTCCTGGTCACGCCCGCTGACCGTGACGTCATCATGACCTGGGCACGTCAGGCCGGCAAGCGCTCCATGTCGGAGATCGTGAGCGAGCTGGTTGAACTGAAGCGGGACAGCGTTAAGCGCAGGATTTACGCGCGGAACCTCCGGCAGGCCCGTTCTAGGCTGCACCTTGACTGACGATACTGATAATCTTAACCAGGGTGGTTACAGAGCCGATTTCGCGGAGCTGCCGTCCGGTGAGTGGTACTGGCACTTGTACTTCAGGGGTGAAAAGGTAAACGGCGGCTTGAGCCCGGATAAGACCTGGGCGCAGTCTGACGCTCAGTGCGCGTTTAACGCAGTTAGACGTGAGGAATGGCGTAAAGGGCACGTGTGGGACGTGGAAACGCAAAGCTGGATTACCCGTAGTCAGCTGGGGCTTGCCTGACAACGTTATAATGGGAGCGTGACCTCGCTCCTTGCAGAGCCTGACGAGGATCTAGCCGGTGAGCAGATGCCGCGCTTCTGGACCGCACCGCCTCGTCACCGCGATATCATTGAGACCTGTGCTGTCTGCCAGAGGCCGCGCTATCCGGATAAAGGCTGCGGTGACCAGACCTCTGCGGATATCCTTGCCTGGGCTAAGGGCATCGGCTATGACCTGGACCCCTGGCAGATCTGGACGCTTACCGAGGGCCTGGGCACTAAGCCGAACGGCAAGTGGGCCGCTAAGCAGAATACGGTCATAGTCAGCCGTCAGAACGGCAAGGGCACGATCCTTGAAGTACGGGAGCTAGCCGGCCTGTACGTACTGCGCGAGCCGCTGATAATTCACACCGCGCACCTCCTGGTCACCGCGCAGGAGCATTTCCTCCGGCTTATCGAGACGATCGACAACAACCCGTCGCTCAGCCGTCAGCTGAAGGGCAGGCCGCGCCTGGCTAACGGCCAGGAATCCATCACCCTGAAGGCCAAGCCCACGCTGATCATGGGTGCCGGCGGTAAGCGCATCCGCCGTAATGGCGTCGTGCGGCTGAAGTTCCTGGCGCGTGCGGGCAAGGGCTCGGCTCGCGGCCTGTCCTGCGACTGCCTGGTGTTCGATGAGGCCATGATCCTGCCGACTGAGCTTGTCGGCGCTGCGCTGCCCACGCTGTCTGCCAGGGCTAACCCTCAGGTGTGGTTCACCGGATCGGCGGGCATGGAGGACTCTTTCCAGCTGGCTAAGTCCCGGTCACGGATCGTGCGCGACAGTAAAGACCTCTTCGGCGCTGAGTGGTCAGCGCAGTTGCACAAGGAGACTTGCCCGCGTGATGAGCGCCGGGGCCGCCGGTCCAACGATTACGTGGTGGACTGCGTAGCGCACTATGACCGTGATGACCCGCGAACCTGGGCTATCGCCAACCCGGCTCTCGGCGGGCGGCTGACGGTTGAGTGGATTCGCGAGGCCGAGCTCGGCGAGATGGATGCTGACGAGTTTGACCGCGAGCGGTGCGGAGACGGCCAGTGGCCGACCGAGGAAGCTCAGTGGAAGGTAATCGCGGAAGACCTGTGGGAAACGCTGGCAGTGCCCCTGAAGAGCCGCACGAGGCCGTTTGCGTTCGGCGTTGACGTCTCTGAGGACAGCAGCTCGGCAACCATCTCGGCGGCGTGGGCCATGGGCGCGGGCACTACCCGGAAGATCGTGATCGAGGTACCGCGCGGGTGCGAGCGCCCGGGGACGGGCTGGGTGCTGACGAGGCTCATCCAGCTGGACCAGAAGTGGAATCCCATCGCGATCGTGGTTCCGCGCTCCGGTCCTGCGGCCGGCCTGGGCGACGACATTGAGAAGCAGTGGCCGGACAGCCCCAAGTGGGGGACCAAGGTAGTCCGCGCTACCGTAACTGACGAGGCAGCCGCGTTCGCCTGGTTCGTGCAGCAGTGCAAGGACCGCAGGAAGCCGCTCGTGCATCCCGTTCAGGAGAAGGCAGCGGCACTGTACCGGGCTGTGGGCACGGCTGAGACGCGCCTGGTGGGCGACGGCGGCAAGACCTGGAGCAGGCGGGACAGCGAGTCGGACATCACGCCGGCGACGTCGGCCAACCTGGCTGCCTGGGGGCTGAACAAGAAGCTGCGTGAAACCAACCCGATGGACGGTATAGCCTAGGGGGATGACCGTTCCCGTAGACCCCGCGTACGTAGAAGAGCTCGTTCAGGGCATCGACATGCAGAAGCTGACCCTGGCGGTAGAGACCGTGGCCAGCTCGATCAAGCTCAGCAGTAACCAAGGGGCAACGCCGCAGCAGTGGCTCCAGAATCAGGCTGACTGCGTGGCAGAGGAAGCCGGGGAGTTCCTCGGGGAGTGGCGGCGGCTCCAGGGCTTCGCAAGGCGCGCGGGTGACCGGGGCAAGATGCTGGAAGAGCTGTCGGACGTGGTCATCTCCGCCCTGGTCATGTTCTGGAACCTGGGTGAGAACCCTGAGGACCACATCCGGGCCAAGTTCCTGAAGATCATCAGCCGGGGCTACGTGAACAAGGACGCTGAGTAACCTGCATGCAGATCTTACACGGGGCTTCTTCGAGCGCACTAAGGAGCTGATGGCTTACGAGCGCAAGATTGACTCAGCCCGGTACAAGTGCTTTGCTATAGTCAAGACTGAGAAGCTCATGGGGTATGACGAGTCAGCCGAGTCATACAGGGAGCTGGCAGACGAGCTTCTCGCTACTTACCACTGGCTTAACGAGAACTTGCCTTACACTGAATAGCATGAGTGAGCTCACAGTACCGTCTGCCCAGGCTATTTCCGATCAGGCGTCGCAGGTCCGGTTCCTGCCGTTCATCGGCCGCGTTATCACCACTGTCCTGCTCGGGATCGTATCCGGGCTAGCGTACGTCACAGGATCAGCGTGGTTCAGCATCGTGTTCCTCTGGCTGTACGCCGGGGCCGCATGGCGCTACGGATTCAGCAAGGGTGCCCGTGTCAAGGAAAAGGAGCCTTCCCTTCCGGGCGTAGCATAACCTTTCGTTATCTCGTAACGTAGGGTATAAGACTGACCTGTGGCCTACGGGAGCCAGGCTGGTTCAGGGAGCGGGGAAGCGAAGTACGTGACTCTTGGCCCGACATTAGCCAGCCGGGAGTTTTTACCGTGGGGTTTCTAGAGAACGTACGCGCAGCACGCTCTGAAAAGCGCACCATGGCCGGGGTGCCCTGGCAGCCCTGGCTTGATCCCTACATGAAATGGGACATTGGCGGTCCCACGCACCCGTCCCGGTCCAAGTACGGCGTTGACGAGGCCCTTGGCCTTCCCGCCCTGTACGCCGGCTCCAAGATCCTGTCAGACAATGCGGCTTCCCTGCCCCTGCGCGTGTACAGCCAGGCCAAGAAGGCAGGCTCCCGCCTGGTGCCTTACACAGGCCCGCACTTGTTCGAAGAGCCCTCCGTACTCGGAACGCCCTTTGACTGGGTATTCACCTGCATGTCCAGCCTCATCCTTCAGGGAAACGCCTGGGGCCTTATCACCGGCCGCGACGGCTACGGGTTCCCAACGGGAATCGAGTGGATTCCGGCGGAGTACGTGTACGTGGAGGAAGATCCCGACCAGCCGTTCAACCCTCTGCGCACTAAGGTATTCGCCTACGGGCGGCAGATGACCTGGCGCGGTCCCATGCGCGAGCTGTTCCACGTGAAGGCGTATGCGCTCGCAGGACGGCTTGACGGGGTTTCCCTGCTCAGGAGCCATGCCCTGGTCATCCTCGCCGGCCAGGAAGCCCAGCGGTACGGCACTGACTGGTACAAGGCCGGAGGCTTCCCGCCAGGCACGTTCCAGAACTCCGAGTCCTCAGTTAAGCCTGAGCAGGCGGAGATGATCCGCGCCCAGCTGGTCAAGACCCTGCGCCGTCGCGAGCCCCTGGTGTACGGCCGGGACTGGGACTACACCCCGGTAACCGTCCCGCCGTCAGAGGCGCAGTTCATCGACGCCATGCAGATGACGGCCACGCAGATAGCCGCGCTCCTGGACCTTCCGGCTGCCCGTCTCGGCGGTACCGCCGGCGGAAGCCTGACCTACAACACGACAGAGCAGAACCAGCTTCAGATCATTGAGGCACTCCGCCCGTGGCTCAGCCGGCTGGAGCAGGCATTCTCGCGCCTTCTCCCGGAAAAGCGCGTGGTCAGGTTCAATACCGACGCACTGCTGAAGACGGACCTGAAGACCCGCACGGAGATTTACGTTCAGCAGCGCAATATCGGCCTGCGGTCCATTGACGAGCTACGGGAACTGGAAGACCTCGCCCCGCTGCCTGGCGGTGAGGGTAACGAGACAATGCCGCTCGGGCTCATGATCTCCATGGCCCAGCGCGCCGGGGCCTTCCCGAAGAACATGCTCGACCAGGTGGTGTTCATGTTCGACCTGGCTGGCGACAAGCTAGAGGAACTGGCTAAGGAAGGGCTTACCGCGCCTACCAAGGTCAACCAGACTGACCCGAATACAGGCGCGCGGACAGGCCCTGCTCATGATCCCGGTGACTTCTACGCCAACATGCTGAATGCGTACGCTCGCGCGATGGATAACCAGGGGCTTACTGAGCAGGCTGCGCTACTCCGGGACTGGGTGACGAGGCATTTCACGGCACCTCAGGCGATAGCCCCGCGACCGGCAATCGGCGAGGCAATGGCCGATGAGGTTATCGGCCAGCGGCGAGATGACGAGGAACCCGGTTAAGCAGTCGTTGTTAACTGAACTTAGCGCTCGTACCCTTGTGAACAGAGAGTGGTCTCGTCACGCCCTCGTGACGGGGAGCCTTTTGGAGGGCACGGTGGAGTTCAGGAATTCTACGGGGCTTATTGAGCGGCGCATTAACCCCGCGTCAGCTGAGTTCCGCCCTGAGCTGCGAATGGCCGGCGACATCGCGCATATCGTAGGCTACGGTGCCGTGTTCGGGAAGCTGTCCCGTAAGCTGGGCGGATTCGTTGAGCGCGTTGACAACCGGGCTTTCGGCACTTCCCAGGGCGCAGGCTGGCCAGGCGTCATCTGCCGGTACAACCACAGTGATGACTGGCTGCTCGGAACTATCCAGGGCGGCACGCTTGACCTGCGCGTTGACAATCAGGGGCTGTACTACGACGCCATCACTCCCGAGACCCGGGCCGGCCAGGACGTCATCCTCCTTTGCCGTCGCGGTGACATCGTCAGTTCCAGTTTCGCCTTCCGCGTACCAGACGGCGGGGACGACTGGGGCCTTACCCCGTACGGTTACCCGCTCCGCACGCTGCTTGAGGCTGACCTGGTAGACGTAGCGCCCGTCAACACGCCCGCCTACCCTGACGCAACCGCAGCAGCCCGGTCAATCGACGGCGCGGTGGAGTCCCTGGCTCGCTACGCGGACGCTGACCCCGCTGAAGTACGGAGCCTCCTGGACGAGAACCAGGCCATGAAGTTCTTCAAGCGGACAGGCCGGCCGACCGCTGCGCAGCCTGTCTCCCAGGATACGCCGGAAGCTCCGGAGAGCGAGGAAGTGCTGATGACTGCCGAAGAGCTGCGCGCTGCCTGGTATGAGGCTGAGGTACGCGCTAAGTACGACGAGGCCGCGCTCAAGAAGATGTCCAAGACCGGCGGCACGATGCCCAACGCCAAGGGCGAGCCTTCGTATCCGATCGGAGACCAGGAAGACCTGCACAACGCCATTCACGCCATCGGGCGCGGTAAGGCGGATCACGACAAGATCAAGGCGCACATCAAGGACCGTGCCAAGGCGCTCGGCCTTACCTCCCAGCTTCCGCAGTCCTGGCACGCTGAGGACAACTCCCTCGCAAGCACGGGCGTTCAGGCGGGTGACGTCACGGCTCCTGCTGACGACAAGGACGACAACGTAGAGCTGAACGCCGCTCCGCCTGCTGACGAGAAGTTCGAGGAGTTCTGCATCCGGCTGGCGGGCATTCTCCAGGACGATGACAGCGAGGCTCGCGGCAAGCTGCCCCCGGCCCTTCAGGCTGCCATTGACAAGAAGGCCGGCAAGAAGCCTGATTCCGAGGACGATGATTCCGAGGACGATGACGCTAAGGACAAGCCTGCAAAGGCGGACAAGCCTGCAAAGGCGGACAAGCGCTCTGACGAGGACCAGGAGCGGTGGGAGCGGCTGATGAGGCTGCGCTTTGACCCGCTAGACGACTAACCTTCCGGGGAAAAGATAAAACCCTTTGGTTCAAGCTATTGAACTGAGGGGCTTTATCTTATTATCGTAGAAATTGAAGCTGTGGCCGCTGGCGTCATATGACGAGCGCGGAGCCGGTGAGTGAACTCCCGACTTTCTCTTTTAGGAGAGCAGCATAATGTCCGAGGACATGGGACTTGCAACCAGGCTCCGCGATGACCGGCAGAAGCTGTGGCACGAGGCTAAGGGCCTCCTGAACAGCGAGAACCGCTCTGCGGAGGACACCCAGCGCATCGACGCCATCATGGAAGAGCTCGATACCGTTGACACCCGGATGAAGACCGTGGTGGAAGCCGAGAAGCGCTCCCGTCAGGCTGACGAGGCGTACAACGAGATGTCCGGCAAGGCCGCTGAGCGCGCCGTGGCGTCCCGCGACCCCGAGTTCGATGAGCAGCTCCGCAAGTTCATCGAAGGTGACCCGTACGTCAAGCGCGTGGACATTGAGCGGCGTTCCGCCGGCGTGATCGACGGCGAGTACTTCCGTGCGCAGGCATACCGGATGCGCGCCCAGGCAGCCGTGCCTGACGAAGTTCTCCTCCGTACCCTCGGTACCGGCGGCTCCGCCTCCAACACCCAGGGCTCGTCCGTCGTGCCCGTGGACTTCTACAACCGCCTCATCGCGTACCTGATCGAGGTATCCGGAATCCTCCAGACCGGCCCCACCGTCTGGAAGACCACCGGCGGTGAGCAGATCAACGTCCCCGTGGCAACTGCCCACGTGACCGCCGCAACGGCTGCCCAGGCCGGCGTCCTGCCGACCTCCGAGCCGTCGCTGAGCCAGAAGCAGCTGAACGCTCAGAAGTTCGGGCACCTCGTGTACCTGAGCCGCGAGCTCATCGATGACAAGGCAGTTGACCTCCTGGGTTACCTCGCAATGTCGGCTGGCCGCGCCATCGGCAACGCCTTCGGCTCCGCGCTGGTACTCGGCGGCAACGGAATCACGGGCGGCTTGATCCCGTCCATCTCCGCAGGCACCACGGGTGCCCCGTCTGCATCGGCGCTCGCAGCCGGCCAGATTGCTGGCGGTGCGGTCTACAACGACCTCATCGACATGGAGTACTCCATCATCTCGGCTTACCGGCAGTCCAAGAGCTGCTATTGGTTGGCCGCCGATAAGACTATCGGCGGGTTCAGGAAGCTCGTGGACAAGAACGGGCGCGCCCTCTGGGAGCCGTCCACGGTCCTGGGTGCCCCTGACCTCCTGCTCGGAAAGCCGCTGATCTGCGACCCCTACGTACCGGCGGTGGCCCCGTCCGCTAAGTCGCTGGTGTTCGGCGACTTCAGCCAGATGGCCGTTCGCCTGGTCGGCGGCCTGAGGTTCGAGCGGTCGGACGACTTCAAGTTCGACTCCGACGTGATCAGCTTCCGGGCTGTGATCCGTGGAGACGGAAACGTCCTGGACGCGACCGGCCTGAAGTACTTCGTGGGCAACGCGGCCTAAGCTAAAAGGAGAGCCCGCTGGTAGACTAACTACCAGCGGGCTTTCTTCAAGTTACAGGAGCAGTAAATGGCTGAAGTTCAGATGCTGTGCTCTATCCAGGGCGGCCGGGGTGACGGCCGGGAATGGCCGCCGTTCATGGGCATCATCGACGTTCCTGACGGTGAGGCTGAAGACCTCGTCAGCGGAGCCCTGGCCCAGTGGCCGGAAGACCCGGATACAGGCGACAGCGAGCCGGAGGACGTGCCGGAGGACGAGGACGCCGAAGCTGACTTCGAAGACTCCGACGAGGACGCCGAAGCTGAGCCTGACGAGGATTTCGACAATGACGAGGAACCGCTTCCTGACGTAAAGCGAAAGCCTTACGTGAACGAGTCGCGCAATAAGTGGATCACGTACGCAGTATCCAGGGGAATGCCGCCCGAGGAGGCCCACGTGTCCACTAAGAATGCCCTCGTCAAGAAGTACAAGGATCTATAGTTTCCGGTAAGCTACCGGCTTACACTGGGAATTGAGTACCTGGCTACCAGAGGAAGGCAATCATGGCTGACCAGAACCAGACGAGCGGTGCGGGCAAGGGCCGTGGCCGGGCAGGCGACCAGACCGCTCAGCCGGGACAGGCCGAGGGACTGCTTCCGTTCGGCATCCAGAACCCGCTCACCACGGGCATGCCCGGAACGACTCCCACGTCTCCTGGCGCGGACGACCCTACGACCGTTCCCGGCCAGGTGCCGGATGAGGTCTTCGGAACTCAGCTCGTCAATGACACCGGCATGGACGGCTCCACGGGCGCTAGCTCGCCTGTATCGTCCGGCGCGTCCTACACCGATCCGTTCGGGTTCCTGGCTGGCGGCGGCGCAGGTGACGAGACCGGCGGTTCCACGGACACGGAGTCCCAGGGCAACAAGTACGGCGAGAATACCATGATCGGCATCGCGGGCACCGGCCAGCCGAAGACCACGAACATTGAGGGCGGAAGCTTCCTCATTGGCGGGAAGAAGGTGTAAGTCGTGGTGCAGGACATCTCAGGGCAGCTTCCCGCGAAGCCATTCGGACGGGACCTGGGCTACCAGGGCGCATTGCCGTTCTTCCCTGAGCCTGAGCCGACCACGATGGAAGAACTACTCACGGGAGAGGAGGGCAAGAGCGATGAAGGACCTGAGTAGCCTAGCGCCGGATTTCGGCGTGGTGCTTACCGCCGGGGAATCCCAGGCGGCTGGCAACACCGTTTCCACGCTCGCCAAGGAAGTCTCCATGTGCGCCCCGGGCTCTGATCCTGTTGACCCGATGCCCCAGATTGGCGCTAAGGAGGACTCGCCGGCTCTCACGGCCAGCGGGACCATCACGCACGACAGCGTACTGACCCAGGGGAACGACTCGCTCCCGTCCGGCAACACGTGGAAGAAGGCAGGTGATTAACATGGCTGAGCAGATGCAGGGCACGATTCGCCCCAGTGTTGAGGGTAACTCCTCCGACAACGGCTACGACGCCACCAGCGACGCTCCTGTCGCCGGGTACGTCAAGGTTGACTCCGGCAAGGTCGGTCCCACCCTGACCGGCGGAGACGACTGGGCAGCGGCAGCAGCGGGTGACTCGCACTACTCCCAGGTCTAACCGACGACGAAGCCCCGTTAACAGTCGCTGTTAACGGGGCTTCTCGCTGTCCGGCTAGTGCCGTTCGTACAAGTGCCACACCAGGCCAAGATTTCGCTGGGTAGTTCCCCGGTAAACGTAGTTATCCGGTATTACCTGCCCGGTGCCGAATACCTGGAAGTGCCTGGAGTCGAACCAGGAATTCGTTTCCGTCCAGAACTCCACTGTGTTCAGGTTCTTGACAGCCACAGCTAGCACGACCCCGCAAGTAATCTCGTGGTCCTGATCGTCCACGGGCACTTCGTAACGGTACACGCTCTTCACGTACAGCCCTTTACTTGCCGGCGGACGGGATGACGACGCCGCTGCTGGACCCCGGCCAGCAGGAGAAGCCCGGCTGGTTCTGGATCTGGCCGTCAGCTAGCCCGTTGAAGCACTGCTGAGCGAGCACGAGCGGGTTCTTGGAGATGCTCTTCTGGATGATGGCGTTGGCGTCGGCCTGCTGCTGAGCCGTCTTCACGGCTTCCTTGGCCTTGTCGGTCTGCGCCGTCTGGGCGAGCACGGAGTTGATCCGGTCGGTGACCGTCTGGTCGTACTGAAGCGGCTCAACGACGAGCGTGTCCACCGTGACGTACTGCCCGATCCGCGCGCTGAGCGCGTCCTGTACCCGCTGGGACAACTGGGCGGTGGACGGGTTGTCCGGCGAGCCGGCCTTGGCTCCGGTGGACAGCGGCAGGATCGGGTCGTAGCCGTCGTAGACGCTGTTCATGGCGACGTTCAGCGAGGGCTTGACCAGGGCGGTCTCAACCTGTGAGGTGTTGCCCTTGTACTGGCGGAACAGCGTGTCCACAGCCCCCTTCTGCACCTGCCAGCGGAACTTGACCTCCGCCTGAGCGGTCTGCTGGCCGGCCACCCTGACAGTCAGGGTGTAGTCGGTCGGCTGGACGCTCTCGTCCATGAGCGCCATGTTCTCCCACGGGGCGATCCAGTGCGCACCGGGGCTGACGTAGCCGAGCACCTTGCCGAACGACGTGGTGACGCCGATGTCGTAGGTGCCGACAGAGTTGAACGAGCTGGCGAGTACGAGGCTGCCGCCGAGGATTCCGAGGATTGCCGCCACGATGAACGCCCCGACCGCGCCGCCCGTTGCGCCGTTACTGTCGGGGGAATCGCTCTTGGCCACGACTGTGCAGACGCCGCCGATGAAGAGCGCGATGAAGAAGAACGCGCCCACTACGAGCGCGCAGATGAACAAACCAGGCATGTGCCTGCCTTCCCTGAGTTGGTGACGAGGACTGTAACGTCAGTCCTGGAACACATATTCCGTCGCGTGTGGGTTATCTATGAGCTCCCCCTTGTACCGGGCGAACTCCCGCAGCTCGTGGTACTCCGCCTCCTTGAGGATGGTCTTCCACCAGGACAGGAAGGTTGCCTCGTCACTACGGGCAAGGTCTGGGATCAGGCGTCGTATGGCGAACTGCACGGGCTTCAGCGTGCGTGAGTCCAGTACCTCGGCAGTAATGAAGAGTGAGGTCTCTTCTTCTGGCAAGATAACAGTGCTAAGAGCGAAATGCCATCCCGGCTTGTAGCTGAGGTTCTTGACGACTTCACTCAGGTTCACGACCATCTCCTTAGCTCGCCTTGCTCCGGTCGTTTCATCAGGTAGCCGATGTCCCGCGAGTTGACGGGCTTGAGGTCCCAGGCGTCCAGGCCCACGTGGACAGAGTGGTTGCTGGTAGCGCGCTCAGGTGAGTGCAGGTGCCCGTGCAGCAGCCAGGCTCCCTCGTCACGCAGGCGGAACTGGGTGTCCCGGTCAACCTCAGTGTGATCGCCGGAGTACGGGAAGTGGGACAGCAGGACGGTCTCGCCTTCGATCCGGGTCTTGGCGAACGCCTGGACAGACTCGAACACGGTCATCCACTTGCGCTGGTGCTTTCGCGCGTCCTTGTGCGCGGGCCATACCGCGTCGTGGTTGCCGGTGACGAGGTGCTTGTGCCCGTTCAGCTGCCGGACAGCTTCCAGGAAATCATCGCCGTGACCGCCTACAGTCACGTCGCCGAGGTGCCACACGATGTCCTGGGGCTGCACGACGCTGTTCCAGGATTCGATGATCACGCGGTCATGCATGTCAGTATCAGGAAAGCCCCGGAGCTCAGCCACCTTCTTGTGGAAGAAATGCGTGTCCGAGGTAAACCAGACGTTGCTCACTCGCGAAACCCTCCTTCGTTCCAGGGCTTCAGGCCCATCTCGTCTTCATCCCGGGCTATCTGCCCGTAGAATTCCGCGTCGCTTACTCCTCGCGAGTTAGATTTCACGTCCTGGACTGCCTGCCGGGTTTCACTAACTGCTACTAGGATGCCGATCAAGGTCAGCGTGCCCAGGATTGTCATTGCGACTACGAACCCGATGTCCACGAATTTCCCTTCTAGTGCGCGTGGCCGGCAGGGCCGATGGGGGACAGGAGGTACGTGCCGTAAGCCGCGAGCAACAGCAGGAACGGGGCTGCCGTGACGAGGACTACGCCCATGTACTTGCCGTGGCTTTTGCACTCGTGCCCGCTGGCGATCAGGTAGTCGTGCCGGCGCTGGTAGTTCGGCGGGAACCACCCGGGAACCTTGCGCCCTTCGCCGATTCGGTCTTCCAGCGAGAAGAGCTGGATAGTGGAGAAGGTCGGCGCGAGTACCCTCTTGGCGGCGACACCGGATACGATGCCGATCACGGTCACGAGGAGTGCCCCGGAGCCGATCCAGCTGCCGATGAACGCGTTGCCCGTGGTGATGCCCCACTTGTTCAGGGCGTCTCC